ACCACTAAGCTGACCGGTATTCAAAACACCACTATTTACAGTAGATTTAAACTCCCAGAAACTAGAGTTTGTATACATTCCTGAAATCTCAAGATCCCCGTGGAGCAAGTCACCAACGGTGACTTCGAATCCAGAAGGGAGCTCGAGAATATCAGAACTATTTAAGTAAGAAGGGTTCATCCCAAAAATTGGGGTAACCGCACTAGCTAAAGTAGCAGTAGATAACTCTGTGAAACCAGGTGTAGTATCACCAATTGGAACATAGGCTACCATTAAACGCCCAGTAGGGAAAGCTCTGGTTGTAAATTGGAAACCTTAATACCCCAAGAGACAACTCTATAATCAGCGAATACACTAGATAGTGAGTTTGGTGTAATAGCGCCAAAAATGGCGTTAGCTGAAGTACTCCCTGTAGAACCGTAAACGGTCATAGGGGTGCTCTGGATACTAACATTAGAAGATGATAAAGAAGAAAGGTGTTGTAAGTCGATCATGGACAACACAGGATTGGGAAGGAAAGCCACAGCGCCTGAAGTAATACTTGAGGATGTTGGTGATCCGACCACAGTCGTTTGATGAACATGAAAGGCTTGAGTAGGAAATGGAAAGGGATCAGGAACCTGACAACCTAAGGACGCTGGTGCGAAGGGGTCTACCAATGCTTTGTAAAAGCAGTCGGAAAGACTTTCGGATTTTGGAGTCTGTCTCATTTTCTTAACAACAACCTTTTTCGAGGCTTGATTCTTTTGTAACTTCGCATTTTGTGCATTAACTTGGGACATTGCAAGCTGAGAGTTCTTGACGTTTTTGGACATTTATAGAACCTAAAGGTGGAGAGCCGAGTTAAACTCGAAGCCCTCCACCTGTGACCCTTCCGGCGAATTCTCAAACCGGAAAGATATAGATTCTAATATATCATTCATTACGTCTTTGACAATCAAAGATCTGGTATTTTCTTCCATAGTTTCAACATCATCTAACTCCCTTTTGACAAGAATATAAGGGTAGTTACCTGAAACACAATCTTCAAAACCGAACCAACATTCCTTTCCACGATATTTACTAGACTCTGAGTGACGGAAGTCACGAAGAATAGAGCTATTAATCGAACGGAAGGATAGTTTGGGAGTCATGTGTTCAAGTTGATGAATCATAAGGTGCTCTGGTGAGTCCATTAGAGCAGGAAGTTGAAATCCCTCAGGGATAACTTCATCTTTCTTTATGAACTGGAGAACTGATTCACCAAGATATGGATCGTAGGCTATAGGACTATTCTCATCGATCAAAGTTGCCTGGCTCAACTTCAAACCCACTACTGGAGTTTGGTAAGCTTGGGTAACTTTGTTATGGAAATAAGTTGCTAACTGTCTTTGGAAAGAGGTAATCTTCACCAGAACGTCTGGGGAAGGCCTGATAAATCCGAGACCGCCTAAAACTTTAGGAAGAAATAAATTGTAATTACCTTTCTTAGAAATCTGGGCAATACTATCTTTATGATAGTAAAGAAACCTATTATGAGTGTAGAGTTTATTATAACAACCCTTTAGGACCTTATTGTATAAGTCCCAAGTAGGGAGTTTCTCTCCAACAATACCTGATTTAGATTGGCCAATTAATAGGCCTACGTTCAGGTAAGTTGTTTCATAAATGGAATCAGTTGCCCGGTTATACGTAAAACACTGTGAATTGATGGTGAAGACGGAATTATGAACATAATTCTTACCGACAGAAAGGACAAATCCTGCAATGTTGATATACTTAAGCCAGATCTCGTAAAAAACGGGGTTTGAGCGAAAGTAGATATCATCACCATTGACAAGACAAGGTAAATCGAAAACACTTACGTGTCGTCTCGGTTCACCCCTCCTTCGGTTTAGATTAATATATTCATCGAGTGCACACTTATAGCATATTAAATTAGCTATACAAAGGACCGGAAATGAGAGAATAGAACCCATCAACTGGCCATTCATTTGGTCAACTGAGAAGAGCTTCTCTTTAGGTGTCTGGTCTAAGTGTGCAACATCCGATCTACGGAGATACTTAGTGTATGGAGCAGGGTAATACAAACGCTGTTCGTATAAAACCTCTCTGTAAACCGATCTGTCGATCTCGGGAACGTTAAGGGCCACTAGGAATTGTTCAAAGATGAGTTTTGTAAACTCAATATTTAACTTATCCGTAGCAGCTTTATAATCTCCAGAAACATGGTCAGTAAATTCCAACTTCAAATCAAAACGAGTCTCAATAACCTTTTCGAAGTCCCAGACCCGTCTAAAATCCTCAACCAATAAAGGACGAGTAGTTAAGACGAGAGAGGGAAAACGATTGATATAAGACTTCATTGATTTTTGTAGGGATTTAGCAGCATAAGCAGGTAACGCTTCCCCCTTAGTAATCACACGAACTTTGAGAGGTTCTGACAACGGAATAACAGCAGTCTTCGGTTTGACTTCAACCAACTTGTCAAAGTCGGGAATCAAATCCTTGAATGCAGAAAATTGTTGTAGGATATCCTTAGTCTCGTGTTTTCCAAGGTAGCGTGACCGACAGACGTCGATAACTTGGTCCATATTTGGTAACTCGTAAGATGTATTATTCACAATCTTACCTTTGGCAAAAATCTCCTCAGATTCCACCAACGGTAATTGAAGTTGTTCAATAACCTCCATATAAGCACCACCTTTGGCTCGTGAATTTTCAAAACACGAGTTATGGGATGGTTCAAAAGCTTTTGGCGTATAAGGTTTCATGGTATTCCTTAGGATAGCATTACATGTAGAAGCGAAAGTCTCCTTTATAGGATCACGGAAAACCCGAACTTCTTTATAAGAAGTGGGGTCCATAATCAGGGTACGATCGAAAGACATAGCAACATCCTCAATGGGAAGACCAGAATACTCATCAATACTTAACCAATAAGATTTGAAAGTTGGGGGTGTAGTCATCGCCTTAACATGAGAACGGACCTCCTCTCGAAGAAAAGAATCAGCAACAGTGGCACAACCACGTTTGATTCCTTGGAGAAAGCCCATTCCTACCTTAAGACAAAGGGGAACAGATTCAGAATTAAAGTTTCGACGATTGAGGATATTCTTTAAAAAACGTTTAACAGAACCAGTCCAGATAAGATAATGCCCAGGAAAACCTAAAGGTTTTGGGGGTAAGTCTTGGTCTAGGACACTTGCCATAGGACAAGCAGTATGGTACTTCACGAATTTTATGAAATCGTTACGAGGAAACTTCACTGTGTTTAAAAATAACTTTGATTGTTCTTTGAAATTGAAACGGGCGTGAAAGTCCGGGATCACATCTGTCAAGACAGAGATCTCGGCCGAAACAAAAGACAATATCTCAAAGAGGTACTTGTCATCACACATGAAAAATAGTTGTGTTGGGTCTACTGAGTTGATAAAAGTCGTAATTGTTTTAGACTCTTTTTCAAAATCAGTTTCATCCGGCAACCGGCGTATTTCATGTAGTAAAGATGCTTGGAGCCAGGCTCCGAGCACAGTAACATCATTGGTCCAGTGTATATTGGATTCGGTTAATAACTTTGACGCTGTAAAAAGCAATTTAGAAATAACCTTATTCTTTGTTGTCATTAATAATTTATTTGACAACCATGTACTCTGTCCCGGAATCGGTAGAATTGGGACTCGAGAAATAAATTTCTTCGAGTCCTTATCCCACCTTTTCCGGGACGCTCCGGGAACTCCCCGGAGCAGTGACCCTATCAACCCATCGCACACTTCTCTGAACGAGAGGTGGTCTGAAGATGTCAGCAAT